AATTATTAAAAAAATGATTCTTTAAATTCATAATAGACTTAACATCTATATCTTCTCTAACAAAACTTTTTATTGTTTTTGAAAAAGACTCTTCATCTAAATAACTTATTAAATGAAAGAAATTTCCTTTTTGTCCACAACTAAAGCATTGGAACAAACCTTTTCTATTTCCATATATTGATATACCGAAACTTGGATTTTTCTCATCATGGTATGGACAATTAAACATATAATTATGCCCAACGACTTTGCCAGATATTCCCCTATCTTCAAGCTCGTTAATAATATCAATATCATCAATTATGTCATTATAATCGAAATCTTTCATGAATCTGTCCTACAATCTGTCCACTTCTTTGTCTCTTTAAAAATTTTTATCTGCTCTAAAATATATTGTATAGAAGCGTCGTTCAAATACACATGTGTCATAGTATTGTGTGAAACACCACAACTTTGTAATACAGCATTTAAAAAAACCTTTAAATCTCCTTTCACATAATTTCTTACATCAATTATATAATCCCTATCAAACTTTGCATACTTTTCATTAGTTCCAAAATTATAAGTATATTCTGCTTTTTTAAATAAATTTTTCATTTTTCTCTCTACATATCCTAAAATATTATCTTCGTTTATTTCTACCAAAACTGTTTTATTACAACACAAAACTGAAAATCTTTTATAATTTCCAACACCTATAATCTGCCCTTCCATTTTATTTCCAAAATATTTAAATCGTATATAATCATATTTCTCATACATATTATATCATAAAAAAAATTAATTTATGAAGATTAACTATTGATTGCTCTTCATAATAAATTTCCATACATAAATCACAACATCCATGACTTATTCCACCATGACCTTTTGTAACTTCTCTATAATTATATTCTACATCACAATGTTGGCATTTTGAAATTAATATCTCTTTCATAAAATTCCTCTAATTATAAAATTTATATTCTCTTACTTTCTCCAATCCCTTAACTCTTTCATATTCTATAATTGTATTTTCATTTATCTTACATCCAGCATCTTTCATTGCTTCTAAATCTTTTAATATTTCTTTATTTTTAATATTTTTAAATTTTACTTTTCTCATACTCTCTCCTTTTTTTTAATAATTAACCCTTAATTTTACATACCAATGACTTGAACTTCTTACAGAAGCACCACCTCTAAAAGATTTCCAAACTTCTCCAGAATCTTCATATATAAAAGTAGCATCCAAATCGAGATTTTTTTCTAAAGCTTTTCTAACATTGTTTTTCCAATCGTCACTAGTTCTTCCATGAGTATAAAAAAAACCTCGCATTATAAGAAAAACTTTTGATCTTTCTTTTTCTTCTTTTTTTAATTCAGAAATTTGATCTGGATGACAATCACCCTCATTTAATTTTTCTTTTAAAATCTTTTTTGTTATTTTCATAATTTTACTCCTTATATTATTATATAATTATATAATACCTATTTGGAGAGAAATAGTTAACCACTTTTTTCTTCCTTAGGAGCAATATTTATCATCTCTTGGTTCAATACCATTATATTAAATTGTGGATGGAGCATTATTGGTTTCTTAATTTTTTCAAAATCCCTGCACTTTATAATCCACAGTTTTATAACATCTTGTAATTGATCATCAACAGTCTGGTTAAACGCGATAATAATAGGAGCTACTTCAGAAATTGCTCTAGCATATTTTACGTGATATGTCTCAAGTTTTTTTGCTTTAGCTCCCTCATCAGTCAATTGGTTTGCTGTCCATATTGGAACACCAACTCCATTGAATTCCATTGAAAGATGCTTCAAATCCCAAGCCACATTTGCTTGATGTTTCCAATCTCTTTTATTTCCAAAATCATCGTTAGCAGTCATAAGATTAAGGTAGTCCACCAAAATCAAATCAATTTGCTGCCCTCTCTTAGATTGGATCTTTATTGCCTCCTCTTCTATCTCTGCAGAACAGCATCCTTTTGGAAGACACACTATCTCTAAAAAATTTTTCTTTTTCTCTCTAAGCAATTTTATTTTTGTTTCCCATTTTTTAAGATCATCATTATCTAAAGAAGCTTGCCTAAATTTCTTGTGATAAATCTTAGATATACGACTATCCATCCTATATTGTATTTGGTGTTTAGTCATCTCTAAAGAAATAAATAAGACATTATATCCTCTTTTCCAAGCATTCACTGCAAAATTTCCCAAAGCAACAGATTTTCCAACACCAGTTCCAGCGATTATTACACCGAATTCACCTTTCATTATTCCACCTGAAAGTTTATCAAAATCAGATACACCTGTAGGAATTCCTGAAAATTTTTCAGGATGTTTCTGCCTATATTCAATAAGATCTCGTCTTTCTTCAAAATCTTCTAAGTATTCACCATAATATTTTTTATCCTTAAATGTATCACTATAAATAGACTTCCTTAAAATATCTTTTGCTCTACTTAAATTAAATTTCTCTATGTTTGAAATTACTCTATTTATAGATTTAAATATTGCTCTACTTTCAAAGAGTTCCTTTAATTTTAAAACAAAAACATCAACATTCTTTTTGCTTATCTTGGAAATATCTTCGTTATAGATTTTAATTATATAAGTCTTATAAATATCCAGCTTATCCTTATCAATTTTTTCTTTAACGAATCTATAAAGAACATCCTTTGTAAAATTCATTTTATTTTTTCTTGCTATTTCAAAAATTACTTGATAGGGTTCTATTGTGAAGCAATCTGAAAAAATAGAAAAAACAATATTATTATCTTTCCGTAAAATATAAGAAATTATCTTACACTCAAGCTTAGTATCTCTAAATTGTTTTTCTACAAGATCTTGAGTATTAGAATCAAAAAGTTCTTCCATAAAGGCTCCTTAAAAAAGTTTATCGTATTCTTTTTCTTCAGCTATATTTTCATTCTCATAAAATTTATTTGCCATGTTTAATATATTATCACAAAAGAAATTTAAAGAATTATCTTTTAATTTTTTCTTCCATTCTTTTTGTTTTTTTTCACTATAATCTTCTCCTTCCATAGGCATCAATTCTATATATCTTTTTATGAGCGATGTTATTCTAAAAGTTTCTTCTATCTCATGATCTGAATAATTAGTTGAAATAATTATAGATTTTCCATTTGGAAGAAGCTCTCTTAAAAGATTTTCTATTTGTTTTGGAATATTACTATTTTCCCTCATTGCCACCTTGTCAAACTCATCTATGAATATTAAATCAGCTTCCTCTATTCTTTTCAAAATTCTTTTTTCTTCAGTAAATTCATCTTTAACTATTTTTTGAGCTAATTCATAAAAAACATTATATCTTTTTGCTATTGCTTCCTTACAAATCTCAACTCCTAAAGATGTCTTGCCAATTCCTCTATCTCCAAGAAACATTATTCCCAATCCTTGCTCTATAGCATTATCAATATTCTTGATATATTGTTCTACAACTTTTTTATAAGTTATGTCAACATTAAGATCCTTTAGATTTAGCATCCAATAATCTATCGGAATCTGTGAATAAACTAATTCTTTAACATACACAAAAACTTTCATACACTCACATGGATTTTTAACACTTTTTAAATATCCTACCCCTTTACACTTTTTGTGAGATTCGACTATCTTTTTTTTAAGTCTTACCAATTTCAAAAATTGTTTTTCTGTATATTTTTCCATTACTCACCTCAAATATTTAAAAATAATTTTCCTTCTTTTTTTATTAACCATTTTTTTTGCAAAGATTGTTCTAAAAGTTTTCGGTCTGTTTCTCCCAATTCATACCTTTCATCATTCTTTTGTGATTCCATAAGCTCTTTGTAGAACTCCCTTACAATTTGTTTTTTCTTTTCCTGAATCTTCTCCCTATAAATGGTGTTCGTTTCCCTTGTCTCTTCAATCTTATCAAGAGGCTTTCCTTTCTTAATCAAATATTCCTCTATCATAGGAATACAACATATTAATCCCATATTTAATCCTGGCATTTTTCTAGCTTTATTTTTTAACCACCATTCCATATAGTTTACAGGATCATCGACATTTTTTAAAAGATTCCTTATGTGCTTTTCCTCTTTCTTACCAAACTTCCATTCTCTATTCTTGTAATAGCTATTATTGTATCTTGGAAAAGAAAGCGCTCTTTCAATAATCTTTTTAAAAATCTCTTTATATTTAATATCTATATTTATATTCTTAGATTTATTATTAATATTATTATTAATATATATATCTTCTATAGAAGAGAGAGGTAAAATTTCTTTACCTGTCTTTAGGGATTTTAAATATAAAGTTTTTTTTCCTCTTTCAATTCTTACCTTAATTTTTATCAATTTAAATTTTCTTAATTTTTTAATATAATTTATAATCATCGGTTTGGAGAATCCCAAAACATTTATAAAATCTTTTATAAGAAATCTTTCAAAAACTCCTTTAGACTTCTTTTTTATATAAAGGTAAACACAAATAACTGACGCCCCAAGTTTTTTTATTCCTTGTTCTACAATTACATCATCAATTTCTAGCATATTATTTACTCAATAGATTTTCATATTTTTTTACATGTTTTTCAATAGCCTCTCTTAAAAAATATGCAAGAGAAATATCTCTTTCAACACAAATTAATTTTGCTTTCTTTTTTAAATTATTCGGAAACATAAAAGGAAAAGCACTTGAATCTTTTCTTGTCGGCTTTGGAACTATTGACATTTGCATCCTCCAAATTATATATTTATATATTATATACAAAAAAAACAAAAAATAAACAATTTTTTATACTTAAATTAAGCAACACGACCTATCTGAGAGTCACTTAGATTACCTCAATAGAAAAAATTATATAACTTAATGATAATTAATACGTTACATGAAAATTATATTAAAAAAGGCGCCCATCTTTTTAACGAAGGGCGCCAATCAGAAAATGTGAGGACAAAATATGAACACTGACAAGTAAAGAAATTTTACTTGTTATTTATACTTTTAATTATTAATTTTTGTCCTGGATATATAAGGTTTGGATTCTCTATTTTATTAATCTCTATCAAATTGTTAATGTTTACTTTGTGTAATTTAGCGATTTTTCCTAAGTTGTCTCCTGATTTTACTACATATGTTGTATGTGTATCTTCTTTGGTTTTCTCTACTTCATTTACTATCTTTACAAAATCTTGCTCATAATCTAAAACTTTATCAACATAATATTGATTATAATAATCTTCATTTTCATCCTTAACTTTATCTTTGTCAAGGTCTTTCCATCTATTATTTCCTTGGTTATAGGCTGAAATGGCATGCTCTTTGTTTCCATTGTATCTTCTTAACAATCTTACAAAAAACTTGCAGCAATAATACAAATTAACTACAGGGTCAGCCAGGTCTTCCCTGTACCCTCTATACCCATTTTCCCGAGCTGTTTGTCCAAGGATTTGCATTAAACCCCAACTTGTGGCTCTCCATTCTGCTTCTTCTTTTTCTAGTTTCATTTTTTTTATATATCTATCATAAAATTTTGGTTCATATCTTTTTGCATCACTATCAAAAGTACTCTCAGTATATATTATTCCACAAATTAATTCTTTTGGAATATTCCATCTTTCAGACATCAGTTCTATAACATCTTTATACTTTTTATATCCTTCTTTCTTAGACAATTTCATACTTTCACTCCTATTTTTTAATATTTAGAATATTGAATTTTTCCCTTATATAACTTGGCTATTAATTCAAATTCCCCATCAAAATGAGATTTTGTTACACCAAACATACAAGGATATGTGTTTTCAACATCCCATCTTTTCTTCTTATTATATCTAGTTATAAAATCTTTATCCCAATTACTCTCATTTAATTTAGAGAATAATCTTTGTTTTTCTATTCCTATATTCTCTAATTGTTTTCTCCAATATTGATAAACAGCAGCAACTCCGACCGAGCAAACCTTTCTTCCAGCTCCAAAATCAAACATTTTTATTTTTTCATCAAATTCATATCCTAATACTTGGTTTGCCAAAATGTTTATCAATTGGCCATAATCATATTTTGTGTCTATTATCGGAAGGGTTCCATGAAGCATTTTCTTGATATCATCATCAGTTATATCTTTTTTTGTATGTCTATAAATAGATATATCATCCATTGCATAATCATCAACAGGAATAAATGTAGCCCTTGGAGGCTCTACTGAAAATGTTTTAGACCAAGGATTTTTATCCAATATTTTTGAAACTTTCTGCTTATAAGCTTCATTCAATGAAGAATCATTCATTATATGGCTAACAATTGTTTTTCTACTAAATTTTATCATTGAATGTGTGTCTTCATTGGGTTTTATTGTAACTTCTTTTCCATTATACATATACTTTTGGTCTGCATTTTCAAATAAATTTCTTTGAGCTTTTCTTATTCCCCAGCATGCAATTCTTACATGAAGTTTCCAAAATGGTGAATGGTTAGAAATATTTATAACATCACCATCTTTACATATTTTTTCAATATATTCTAATGTTTGATTTTTATTCATTTCTTTCTCCTTTTAAAAAACTTTACTTATTCCTACTTTTAATTTTATTTTTTCATCACTTTTCTTGAATAATTTTTCATAAGCACTTTTAACATTAACATACCCACCAAGGCTAAATTCTTCTCCAGCTAAATAAATATCTTTAGATATTCCCGCCATCATATCAAAATCTTCAGTTAATCCCAAATCTAGATTCCACCCGTCTAATATTTTAGTATCTGATTTTGTTTCTATTAATTCTACACATCCTCCAAAATGTTTCTTTTTATCTTTTCCAACAAATAAACTTGTTTTAACTTTTAATTCAAGTTTACCTTTATTCTCTTTTAATATTTTAGCAATTTTATTATCTTCTTTCAACTCTCTTTTAATTGCTTTAGCTAAATTCTTTTTATCTTTTTTTGTTATTTTTATCTTCATTATTCGTTACCTCCAAAAAATTTATCCATTATTTTTGGAGCAAACTCTAATAAAGCTTTAATAGCTGATCTATAAGTTGCCAATTGAACAAAAAATATTGTAATTGTAAAAACAACTACCCCAAGAATACTTAATTTTCCAATTAATAATGAAAATAAAAAAGAAAGAATAATAGAAAAAATAATAATTATAAAACTATTTGGTTTAACATCTTTAGTTTTTACTTTTTTGCCTTTTGATTTCAACATCATTATAAAATATTTAATTCCATAAGTTATGAAATTAATAAATAATGAAAAAGCAAATATTTTTTTAGATAATTCAATAACTTCAATTTCCATAATTTTCCTCCTATTCTGGTGGTGTATTTGCTAGAATTTCATCTTTTCTAGCAGAAGTTATCAAAGACTCTAAAACAAAATAATCTAAAGCTGCTGTTACATCTGAATCATCAAGCTCAACATCAGGTGCAACTTTTAAATCATCTAAAAAAGCAGCTATAGTTCCATCTGTTTTAGAAGCTGTTGTTATAGTTGCCCTCTCTGATAAAGTAAATAATTTTCTAAATTGATATACAGTCAATACTATTGGTTTTGTTCCTGGCTCAGAAAAATCTCCAGAATCATGATCATATAACCAACCCTCTTGAGGTTGAGGATCTTCATTTGTTATATCAATTATTAATATATTTGATGCAAATTGTGGTTGTTCATCTGCTTCAAAAATATAATGAACTTTATTTCCTTGTATTTGCGCAAATTTCATAATTTACCCTCCTATTAAGATATCCATTCTACTTTACAATATCCACTACCGCCTGTGGCACCACTTGAATTTCTGCCACCACCACCACCGGCTCCGGAATTTGCTGCTCCAGCAGTATTTTCAGCACCACCTTGGCCTCCATATCCACCACCACCAGTTCCTCCTCTATAAGATCCACTTGTGGGGTCTGCTCCAGCACTCATACCACCCCGTCCACCACGGCCAGCAATCCCGCTAGATCCTGTTGATCCACCTCCACCGGCACCAGGTTCGTAACCTACTGCGGAAGCTCTTGCATCTTCACCGGGATCTCCATCGCCAGCAACCCCTTGCCCAGCACTAGCTCCTCCTGCGGCACCAGCAAGACCGCCACCTTGGCCACCCCGGCCAGCGTCTGGGTCTGGGTAAGATCCATAATCTCCACCATATCCACCATTGCCACCAACTGCAGATAAATATGCTCCAAAGCTGCTAGTCCCTCCAGTACTTCCAATACCTGATGTCGACGCTCCGGCTCCGCCGGATCCTATAGTAATAGAAACGGATTCTCCCGGAGAAACTTTTACAGATCTTCTATAAAACATTTCTCCAGAACCGCCACCGCCGCCACCAGCAACATTTCCAGAACCACTATGACCGCCGCCGCCACCACCACCACCAACGAGGGTGACCCAAACAGAAGTAACACCAGCAGGAACAATAAATGTTCCTCCAGATAAAAACTCTTCTGATTTTAATTTTGCAAAACTAGGTATTATCATTATTTATCCTCCTTAACTATCTATTTCTAAACCAGTAGCTTTAAAAGTAACATTTGCTGTTGATGCATAAACAGTTATTATGTCTCCAGTATCTAATGCTATCGGATGTAATTTTATTACCATTCTTGGATCTAATTGAACTTCGTAAGCAATATAATCTGAATTAGCTATAGATCCAGCACCATTTGAACCAACAGCAACTCTAATTGTAGCTCCAGCCGATGTGCTTAAATTTGTAATAAAAACAGCTGCTAAAGCTTCTTTTCCTGCTGGAACAGTGTATATATCTGTTTCTGTTGTCGCTGATGGATTTGAGCTTCCTAAAATCTTTCTTGAAATCATTATTCACCTCCTAAAAAATAAGCATAACTTAATGCTCTTTCTTCCATATGTATATCTATTTTTATGTCAACAATAAACTCTGTAATGCTAGCTGCATATCCTATTTGTATCAAAGTTTTATTTGTTGTTAAATTTCCACTACTATCCATATAATACCAAGTATTAGCTATAAATCCAGATAACCCATTTTTCCATCCATTCATAACAACTTCATTAGAAACTATATCTGTAGCCATCCCTTCTGGTGGGTTAGTAAATGAAGCTTTCTCCCATTTACCTGTTGTATTATTGTAATAAACTGGATCTTTTACTGCAACTCCTACATCTAAAGCTTGTGATGATAATTTTGTGTTCCCTTGACTAAGAAATAAATTATATAAATCTTCAATTTTTATTATATTATTCACATCTGCAGTCCAAGATCCTCTATCATCTATATCTCTTAAATCAGCTGCTACCAAATTGGCAGAACCACCTTGTAATCTTACTTCACCTAATTTGAAGTAGGCTATTCCACCTTGATACTCATAATCATAGTTAGGTGTTATTGTTAATCCCATAATCAAAGTAATAGCATCATTAGCAGTTGGAGGTGTAAAGTTAATATAACTATCTTCTCCTGTAGTTAATGAATCAATTTTTAAATATCCTCCAGAATTACTTGCTATTGTTCCAAATCCTGCAGCATTTATTGCTGAAATAATTTCAGCAATTGTAGTTGCTGAAGGAGTAGCTCCTCTACAATCTATTTCAACAGGAGTGCCAGATTTATCTATATCTATTTTTAAATTATAGTTTGTTGATAAATCAACATTACTGGATAAATCTACGGTTCCAGTTGTTGTAGCTGCAGTTGCTACATCTAATGATGGTGCAACCCCTGCTCCAGGAGTTCCTTTTTTAACGTTGATATCTAATTTTATAGTTTTATCTATATTATAACTACTTTGTGATATTATTCCTGTTGATGGGTCTATTATATCTACACTTGTGCTATTTTCTTCTACAACACTATATCTTCCTTGAATAAGATCATATCTATCTTGAACAGGCTCAGCCGCATCAACAGTTATAGTTTCAGCATCTTTATGAGCTATAACATAAACTTCTTCTGCACTTTTCTTTTGAATATAAAAACTGCTTTCTTTTAATTCAAAAGTCCATCCAGATGGATTCTGAAAATTTCCATTTCTTATACAAGCGTTTTCTTCAGAAATTACACTTTTCACTAATGAATTTAAATTATCTCTAGATAAATCTCCTATTCTTGTTAGAGTATTATCAGCAGTTATTCTTTGATATTCATTGTGTAATAAAAACTTAAATTGCTTCATTTATTTCCTCCTTACTCTATTACTACCATATAGCTTATTCCTGCTGCTTTATAATTATCTATAATATTTATAATCAATTTATAATTTGCAGGATCAACATTTTCCATTATAACCATGAAAAAATAAGGGCTTCCTCCAAAGTTCATTGTAATAGCTGCTCTAACTACATCTTGTCCAGATATATTGAAATTTCTATAACAATTAGCAAATGAAACTTCTGAAAAAGCTCCACCAACTCCACCTTCAATTATTTGGTTATTATCTCCATAATCTTCTAAAGCTTCTAAAATAGCTAAAGGAGTACATCTTACAGCTGTTGTTTCAAATATTATTCTAGCAGAATAATCAACATCAGATTCACCACCTCTTCTTTCAATATTATATATTGTGTTTCCTAAAAAATCAAGCCAATCCTCTTTAGCTTCTCTTAAATCTAATTGCTCTATAAAAAAATCAGATAATCTTCTTGTGTACTCTAATGGATTACTTATAGAACCAGTATCTATATCATTTATTTTTACCTCAGTTGAAAAAATAGGGGTTGTCTTTGTTGAATCTCCAACTAATTTCAAATATTCCCCAGCAGAAACATTAAATATCTTCAAGTATTCATTTAATAGTTCAATAGCACGATCTGCCATTAATTTTTCTCCTTATAAAAATTTAAAAACTATTCTAAAAATAATTATTAAAGTAATAGTTCCTATTATATAATAATAAAAATCCATTATATACTCACTATACTGTGTGTAACTGTAACTGTGCCAGTTCTTGCAACTTTATCATCTGTAATAGTAACATTTGCAGCAGGTAAAGTTACATCAACATCATATATATCATTATGTGCTTCCTTTATTACATGAATAATTTCAGTAATAATAACATCATATCCTAATCTTAATGTATTAACATAATTCTCTATTGCTGTTTGTGCCAAACTCTTTAGATCAGCTGGATCAGATAAACTTGAATCTAAAATTTTTATATCTACAGTTACATCAACACTTTGAACTGTTGGAGCTAATACTTGAACTAAAACACCAGCTGGTCTATAACCTAAATAATTAGCTGTATCATTTGGATCTCCATTTATTACTTTTTCAATTTCTTCTTTTAAAGCTGTGGATAAAGTTCCAGTTCCATCATCAGCATATATAGTAACCCATCCTAAAGTTGGATTATTTTCTACAACAGTTGCTGAAACTACTCCATCTACACTTAACGCTCCGGCTATTAATCCTTGAACTGTGCTCCTTGGTAAAGAGTTAACAAATAATCTAAATCTTGATATTCTATCTTCATCTGATTCCTCATTTGTTCCACCTGTAAATGCAACATTATTCGTTGCTGCTTCTACACCATCAGGTTGATTCACAAAACTTCCTTGTCCCAAACTAGTATCTATTGCTCCTGAAGAAATATTGCCATCAACACCAACAACAGAACATTGTGCATTTATATTCCCTGAAGAAGTATTACCAGTTAATATACTTCCAACTGCTGTAGTCTCAAATTTTATTCCATTTAAAACTATAGCAGTTCCTATTGGAATTGTATAATCTTCAGTTGCTGGAGAAGATCTTGTAAATTCTATAGTTCCAGCAGCTGCAATACCTAAATTTCTTTCAAAATCAAAAGCATTATAAACAGAAGTCGGAATTGCTATTTTCAATCCTTGATAAAAATCATTATGAGTTTGTGCTAAAACTAATGCTACTGCCTCTAACAAAACTGACAATCTTGATCCTGTATTAAAGTTATTTAATGCAGAACTTTCTCCAACAAGATATCTTTTCATAGCATCATAAATTTGTAAAAAAGTTTTTTGTTTATATATTTCAGCCATTTTATTCTCCTTTCTTTATACTAAAACTCCTGCAACTATATCACTTGCATCTATTACAACTTCTTGGCCACTATATGGTTTTACTTTTAATTCTACTTTTAAAGTATCTGCTGATAAATC